CAATCCTAGTTAAGTCAGGTACGTCTTCATACTTAATAGCAGCACCATCTAGCATATCTGTATTCCAGAGAGCGCCTTCAGCTTCCTCTAGTACTTCAGCGTAGAGTTCCTGTCTACCAAGACGGGTGCCTTCGTATTGTTCCTTAACCGCAGTAAGGTAGGTGTCTGCAAGGTTAGCAGCGTTATCAAAAGTAGAACCTGTAGTGACATAAGTCTTACGATCCTTTAAGATGTGTCTGATCAACTTCGTAGGCTTAGGAGTAGTAGTAACTGTAATACGTGGGTGCTTCCCAAGTCTCATACAGAACTGCAACATAGCCCAAGTGTCATCATCTTTATTCCAAGCTGCTAACTCATCACACCAAGCAGCCTCAAACTGTGGGCCACGTAAGCGTTCAGGTTCTTCAGCGGAGAAGAACTGCACTTGCGCTCCATTCTCCCAAGTCAGTGATCTCTTAGTGGGCGACCAATCAGGGAAACCCATCTTCTTACCAGCGTAGGTCTTATCACCCTTCCAGCAGAGATTAAGAAACCCAGACTCACCCTTAACCATAACACGTTCAATGTCTGAGTTAGTAGCAGCTATAGCAGCAATACGCTTACGTCCCTGCTTAACTTGTTCTCTGACCCACTCAACACCAGCACGGGTCTTACCGAAACCACGACCAGCATTAATAAGCCATACGTTCCAGTCTTTACCTAGTGGCTCTAACTGTTCGTCTCTAGCCCAGAACAACCAATCATGTTGTAACTCTTCAACCTTAGCTGGGCCTAACTGCTTGAATATAGTAGCTACCTGATCTTGTGGTAGCTTACGGATACTATCAGCGGTAATAGCTCTGCTATTTTGGGTTATCTTCCTCTGTATCGGGTTCATTATCAAATCCTAGCAAAGCCATCAATGAACTGACAGCACTCTCGTCTGAATCAGGATCAACGTCTTGCTCAACTTCTACAACAGTCTGTGTAGGTGACCATCCACCTCTAGACCGTAAGAAAAACTCTTGTGACTTAAAGTCACCTTCCATAGCTTGATCAATAACTTTCTTACCAACCATACCATTAATCTTAGCACGTTCACTCTCTATGAATGTACCATATATCTTGTACATAGTAGATAGAGACTTAGGGGCTGACTGTAAGTGTTGCATAGATGCAATCATCTGACGTATCCCAACGCCACCTTGGATACACTCCAAGATATGCTTCTCTACTAGTTTAGAGTATGGGAGTTTATCTAACATAATTACTTACTCTGCGTAAACGCTTTAAGAGGACAACAAATAATAAGACTACTACTTAAGTGGGTAGTCCGTATTCTGTATTCCGTCCAGACCATCGGCAAGACCCGTACCTCTATCGTATGTGGAAATGTACGTCTTGGTTGATCTATCAGGAAAGAGTTAAGACTATACTTAAGTTTACCACTTACTGTCTTCAACTAGTATGTATTATTAACTAGTAGTATATAAACTAGTATGTATTATGACTTACGTACATACTTAAGTTAGTCTCTTACTATACTATAGGGATATTTTTTGTCGTTTGTAACAGTGAAAAACAAACTATTTTATATGTCGTTGATAACAAACGAATCTTTCTTTTTGGTTTATTGTCGTTTTTTCCAAATGTGTTGCACAAATGACACACTTTTCCCCAGATTGACCCCCTAGTGGAAATATGTGCGTCAAAACGTCACACCATGAAAGTAATTTCTTATCTTGGATTTATATACGTGTACCCACCCACACCGAATCACCAGCGTATAATATCAGGGGACCCATCTAATGTAAAGCAAAATCGACACCAGAATAAAAATAAATCATTAGTGTGACATAAATACCACATCGTTATTGATTCGGTATAGGCAAATGTGTTGCACAAATGTCACAACATGCAATAAAACTTGCGTATATTAAAGTTTTTATTGACAGAGGATAAGCTCGGCGCAGACATCCCGTAAGTGATTCGCTTGTTTAATCTTTGCCCCATTATGTTATATTATAACACTTAAACAGTCGTTAAACTATTGATAGTAAAAGCCTATCAAGAGTCTTCCCCTTGATAAGCCTAAGCTATTAACCATAATTCAAACAATCGTTATATGTCCCAAGGGATTCCGTCATGGTCATATGTCTCTTGATCAATCAATTCAACTAAATCGGGCAGGCTTTCATAGTGTCGTAGAGTCTGCCCCTCTTTGGTTGCCTTGTATCCATTCTCCCAACTAAACGACACAATCCAACCTTGCCATTTAACCTTGCGACCTATCTTTAAATGGCCCCATGTTGTTTGCACTTGATCCAATGTCATAGGCATATCAATTCCCCCCTATCATGGCCTTCGCCTTGGCCTTATTAATACCATGCGCCACAATGGCGACCGACTTAGCCTTCACACTTGATCCAGCGCATAACTTGCACTTGTCGCATTGGACTCGCTTGCCAGCTTCCTCACTAGCGGGGCATAAGACTTCCCGACTCTTCACGATATCTGCCAATGAGCTAATGACTCTGAATGTCCGTTCCCCCTTATCCCATGCGGATTCGGCCATAGGCAAAGAGTCGGCACTAGTCATAATATCTTGTGGCATTGGATTGATTGCGCCATGTGTGTAGGCGGTATGGCCTTGCGCCCTAGATATAAGCGACTCCCAAATATAATTAGGAACAGCGCACGGGTCGCCATAGGTTCCCAATCGTACCATGCGACCAAAGCCCAATGCGGCAATCTCTTTATGGCCAGAAATAGTACTATAAGAACCCCGTTTATATGCTTTCCACTTGCCCAATGGGCCATGCGCCAATGTTACATAGCAAGTCCGATTTATCGCTTGGCCTTGTGCCTTGTCACTAGGCTGGCCCTTGTGGATACAATCTCCGCAAATACTAGAGTCTTGGCCTGTCCGACTCGCTGTGATTGGGTCTATATCGGCCCTTAAAATATAGGTTTGCACCATATCGCCTGTCTTACGGTTCTTTGATGTAATTTGCACCAAAACAACAATGAATTGCCCATCAATTAGGCTTGGACCTTCGTATACGATAAAAGTTTCATTTGCGCTTGCCATGATAAAGATTCCTCTTTGGCTTGTGTTTCTGTCTATGTAATCTTTGTACGTGATTCGCTTTGTCGTGTCAATAGCCTAAAAATCGTTTTCTGTCGTGTCTAAGTCGATAAAATAACCCCAACCACTAGGGCCAGATATTTGAATCCCGATTCCCGATTTGTCTGCCCATACTTGCAAAACACCTCCTGAAATAAGGGTATAAAGTAACAAAAGGGCAAAACCATAATTCGAAATACGGGCTAAAACTGATCTGATCATGATTTGATTCCCTTATGATAAAACGATAGCAAAGGCAATTGCAAATGGCGTAAGGCCAACCAAAGCGGCCATTGCAAGGTGAAAGAAAACAGTTTGCGGCAAAGTGTACCCTTGACGGTTTGCGGCATTGTAACGACGGATTTGGCGATTTGTCATTTTGTTTAATCCTTGTTTGTGTTTCTCTATGTAATCTTTATACGTGATTCGGTAGGTCGAGTCAAGCCCCAAAAACACTTATTGCACTTCGACCTTTTCCAATGTGACAAAATTAGATTCCCCCGCATAGGATTCATAATAACGGGCCTTTTCCCATTTGGGGCAATCACCTGCCCATTCGACCGCAACCGCTTGGGCCTTGCGTAGATTACTATAAACGCCTACTTGGGTTGATTCGGTTTTTACGATATAAACATACATTTTGTCGGTTCCTTGTGTTTCTGTCTATGCAATCTTTATATGGTGATTCGTGGGGGGAGTCAATCCCCCCGTTTTATTAATATGCAAACATACAATCCAAAATATATTTATGCGGCAAATTCATTTCTAGCATTTGAGTTGCCATTTCTTCTTTGTTGAATCCCAATGCTTTGATTTGGGCGGCATAATCTGCGGGGGCTTTATATACTGATTTCATTTTGTGTTCCTTTGTTTCTGTCTATGTAATCTTTATACGTGATTCGGTAGGTCGAGTCAACCCCCCATACTCAATCTATTTTCATTAGGGCGGATTGATCAACTAGTTTCATGCAATCTGATTTTGTTGCCAGTGAGTCAACCCATTGGCCTTGAGTGTCGAATATGCGCCAATCTAGTTCGGGAAAGTCATAGTCTTTATAGATGGTATAACCTTTATAGGTATAAAAACCTTGCCCAATTTTTCTTGCGTGTTTCATTTTGTCA